CGACTTACTGCAACGCCAAGCACAGACAGCGGAACAGCAACTGTTTATCTATGGGGATCCAGCCCGTTCTTCACAAGTGATGGAATCACCGCGCTCTAAACTGTAACGCTTGAGCCCTCTTAGCCCTACTCACATCGAGGTGTGGCTCAACTATCTGGAATTACCGGATAGTTGGGCTTGGCATTAAAAAGGGGCAGGATATCAACCCCGCCCCTGTGCAACGGAATATCACAACCGTTGCGGTGCCTTGTCAGCCGCAGCACTGTAGCACATGGTATGGTGGTGGGGCAGCGAGTTTGCGGCTCCTGCCCCTGGCCACAGTTCTCTAGAAACCATGACCCAACAAGATTACAGGCATCCCATCACCCCGCCGCCGGAGCTGAGCGACGAGCAAGTGGGCGAATGGCTGATCGACGACGGCTACCCGTGGGACCCCTCGGAGCAAGCTGTCATCACCATCACCACCAACCGGCTCAAGAACGTTGCCCGCCAAGCGTTCCAAGCGGGCGCCGACCAAGAGCTGGAAGCGTGCTGTGAATATGTGTACGAGCGATTGAAGGTGACCACAGTTGCTCGTATTGCACAAGAACTTCGCGCCGCCCGCCGCCCGAAGCCACCGAGCTTGAAGGAGCAGGCGCTAGTGCTCGTTGAGCAACACGAAGACGGCTGGCGGCCGTCACCCAAAGACTGGGACACCATCCGCCGCGCACTGGAGCAACTTCCCGACGCCCATTAGTCATTCCCACTACTATGTCTGAACTTTCACCCCAAGCGCAAGCTGTCTGGGACGCCTACGGCACTTTGGCCGATCTTTATAACTGCGAAGTCACAGAGGCTGAAATGCTTGCCGCCGCCCTTCGTACTGTGGCAGAACAATTCTATTTTGATTGGAACGGTATGTGCTGCGCTGAACACCTCAAAGAAATTGCCAGAGAACTCGACGCCAGTGAGCCTGTAACCGAAGCCCAGTAGTCACCTTCTCTAGTGTTTTTGAGCAACGCAGGTCTGGCAGACGCATTTTTTGCTAACCAGACTTGTTTTTTGCGCAAGGCCACTAGTCTTTGACTCTTTTATCCCCTAAGCTGACTAAGACTGTTTTTTTCACGTCATGACTGATTTTTCTTGGAACATTGCCACGATGGAGCGCACGCTCTCTGATGGCATTGTGTACACTCTTCACTACACCATTGAAGCCTTTGATGGCACCTACCGTTCATCGGCCTATGGGAGTATTGGTCTTGAGGCCCCCGAGGAGGATTCGGTTGTTCCCTATGCCGATTTGACAAAAGAAACTGTCGTGGGCTGGCTGCTCGACAAGCTTGGCGACGAAAAGGTGGCAGAAGTTGAGGCCGCCCTTCAGGCGCAAATTGACGAGCAAAAAACGCCCACAAAGGGCACTGGCACGCCTTGGGCTAGCTAAGCTTTTCCTTTCGCACTGTCCCTCGTGGCTGTTAAAAGCAAAGTCGGAGCATCCAGCAGTAAGCGCATCATCGTTTCTCGCCCCAAAACCACGCGACAAGGGCAGGGAAAAAATAGCAAGCCAAGCCACGGACGAAAACTGTCTCGCGGGCAGGGTTGATCAAGGGGGGGGTTTCGGCCCCCTTTTTAATACATTGCAGCAAGGCTATAATGAAACAAACTGTGACGATGGGCGATGATCTATCCCGCCACTTATGACATAGTGGTGCTGCAAAACGCCACTTATCGCATGCAGCTAACTGTCACGCAAAGTGGTGGCACCCCGATTAATCTTTCTGGATATACCATTGATAGTGATATTTGCGGAAACATTGATGGTTCAATTATTGCCAGCTTCACTCCTACTATTCTGAATGCAGCTAGTGGCGTGTTTGAGCTTGAATTGGCACCCGCGACAACAAGTGGCATTGAGACTGGTTTGTACAAATATGATGTGAGCGCAACTGCTGGCAGTGGCGATCGTTACTATTGGCTCAAGGGAGCCTGCACCGTTTCCGGCACTTGTTCTAGGAACTGATCATGAGCGACATCAACATTACTATTGTTAGCGGCGAAACCACGGAGCTGGAGCTTTCTATTCCTGGCGTGCAGGGACCAATTGGTGGCGATACGATGCCATCTGGAGGCACTGCTGGCCAAATCCTTGTTAAGCAAAGCGTTGTTGATTATGACGCCGCTTGGACTTCCCAGGCTTCCGGCTTAATTCTTAATGCCACCACTCTTTCTGGCGTTACTGTTCAGGGAACAATCTCTGGCGGCACTTACACATCGTCAACTATTAACAGTGCAGCAATTAACACGCCGGCAATTGTTAGCGGCACAATTGATTACACGGCCATTTCTGATGCAGTAATTGACCAATGCACGATTGACAATTCGACCTTTGAAGATGGCACAATCTTTAATATTACGCTTTCTGGCACTATTAGCAACGTTGCCACGGTAACAAGCGGCACTTACGACCTCGCTGTTGTTACATCGCCCACGTTGACTGCCGGTACTATTTCAGGCACCACGATCAATGCGTCGACCATTCAAGGCGGCATTGTTTCTGGAGCCACCCTTCATGCCAGCGGAGCGACTATTGAAGGCTCCACGATCACGGGAGGCACTGTTTCAGGCATTACGCTTTATGCCAGCGGGGCCACGTTAGATGCCGCGACCATCAATGAAGGCACTAGTTCTGGTACCACTTTTTCCGCTTCCATTGTTCTTTCTCCCACTGTCTCCGGCACTGTTTCCGCTGGCTCTGGCCTAGTAATCGGCGGTGCCTTGGATGTTTTGGGGTTCTACGGGGCCAGCGCAGTGGTGCAGCCTTCTGGCATTGTCATTCCAAGTGGTGGGTCCACTGTTGACGAAGTGCTTGTGGCGCTGAGCGGCGTGATCGTTGCGCTTACTGACTTGGGGCTCATTGGGCCTTGACGAAAGGGTTACTGGCCACTAGGCTTTGCTTGGTGCCTCTACTTTTCCATGGCCTTCGTCAACTCAATTTCCTTTTCCCATCGTTTTTCTGACGATGGCGTGATGCACGACACTTGCTCGTACCAAGAAATCAATCACACTTACAGCGCCGACACCGCCACTGCACTGGCTAGAGCATACTTTCAATTCATGGTGGCATGCGGCTATGCCCCGCAAAGTGTTATTGAAGGCATGTTGTGCATTGGCACTGAATACGAACAGGCTTATTGTTACGATGGAGAGAAAGCTAAGGATTAGTCATGGGGCAAATTGTGCGCGGTGGTGAGCAGTTTGAAACTCACATTGAGGCTGATCATCGCGGGCAAATACTCGCCAAGGGCCCCGACAGTGGCGCTCTTGATGCTTTTGGTAGACAACGCTTTAGCGAGCCGTTCACTTTGTTTGATTCGGCATTGCAATACAGTAAGCGCACCGACCTGTGGGACGAACAAGCTGTAGGTAGCGGAAGCACTCTTTATCTGCCAAATGAAAGCTCCTTGGAGTTAAATACCACCACTGCGTCTGGAGATACAGTGTTGCGGCGCTCCAAGCGGAGCCTGCCTTATCAGCCGGGCAAAAGCTTGATGGTGCTGGCTAGTTTTGTTGGCAATGCTCCCACGGATGGCCTGGTGCAGGAGATTGGCTTTTTTAACGACAACAATGGTGTAATGTTGAGAGCAAGTGGCACGACCATTTCGTTCGTTGTTCGCAGTAAAGCAACAGGAACAGTGGTAGAGAACATTGTCCCTCAGTCGTCGTGGAATATTGACACTTTTTCTGCCTTAAATTTTTCAAAAGCTAATATCTTCACTGCCGACTTGGAATGGCTGGGGGTGGGGCGCGTAAGGTGTGGATTCATTGTTGACGGAGAAATTAAATATTGTCACGAATTTAACCATGCCAACACGATTGATAGTGTTTATATGACATCGGCAACATTGCCAGTGTCTTATCGAATTCACAATTCTTCTTCCATCGTCGCCAATGCATCGCTAAGGCAGATTTGCACTGCTGTTGTCAGCGAGGGTGGTTATCAGCCAACGGGGCCCATCTATATAGCTGGTCGAGGAGTGGGAACATTTACTGCTATCACTGCGGAAACGCTTGTAGCAGCTATTCGCATTGCTAGCGGTCGCACCGATAACGTGATAATTCCCGCTCAAATTGATGCCAGTATAGGCGGAAATCCAGCTTCTAATGTTGTCGCGCAATGGCGACTACGGCTTAATCCAACCATCAGTGGCGCATGGACTGCTGCTAGTAATGGCAGGGGAAATGTGGAAGTTATGAGCAGCGGCACTTTTTCTGGTGGCACTGTTATTGGAGGAGGTTTGGTCGCATCGCGCAGTAGTATTGAATTTGACCCCGAAAGCGGACTCGCCTTAGCCCTTGGCAGCACCATTGACGGTACTAGCGACGTTATAGCTTTGACTATTCAATGCAGCGCCAGCGAGCAGGCTACAGGGCTGCTGGGGTGGAGAGAAGTTGTCTGAAATATTTTACAGGCGCCAAGGATCCGCCATGATCACTCCAGGCAAGCACGATATTGCCATTTATCAAGGAGCCACCTTTGAACTGCAAGTGTAGCATAAGGATTCTTCTGGCACACCTGCAAACATAAGTGGCTAAACGATGTAACTATTGATTGCGGAGAGTTTTAGGAGTAAACTTGAGCGGCAAACAGAAACTGATGGAGGATCCTTTGGTGGATTGGTTGAACACTCCTGAAATCAAAGCCTTTCGTGGAGCTTGGCAAGCAGAAGAGACAAGAATGCAAGCAGAGGATCAAGCTTGGTGGGACAGCCTCAACATAGAGGAAAGAGCAAGATGCTTCAGGCAAATGATGAAGCTCATGCACAAGGCGGAAATCAAAGACAGGGGCTCCTATCGCTATGCCATGTACGATGTTTTTGGCGTGGACTATTGCGACGGACTAGCTCACTACATGGAGCTACACAATGCTATTTATCGTGGCCTGGAAGCGGACAGAAGGGCCTATAGGACGGATGATGAGGATGTACTAGGCGAAGATACAATTGGCCCGTGAGAGCCGCTCCTGCGGACAGCAGCATTAAGCCTACGATTACTTCCATCGTCTGTCCTATTCTCCTTCCATTTTACTGGGAAGCTGCCAAGTGATACGGAGTTCCCCTCCCAGAGCCTTAATGTCGTCGCTAGCGTCTGGAGGTGCTTCACGCACGATCATCACAGAAGGGACAATGGCATCGCGCAAGGGCGTAACAGTGGCTTCAGGAAATAGCTCTCGAGCCTTGTCGGCAAGCTGATTCGCCTTGGTTTCCCTTTCGTCTTTTTCCCATTGCTTCACCAAAGCAGCAGCTTGCTTGTCCACTGCTTCCATTACCACTTTCGTTTTCCACTCTGTCCAGTCGGGCCTGCAATAGGCCATGAGCATCTTGAACCAAGGCTTTCCCGCTAGCGAAGGCCACTGTCCTGCGGCCCAAAGGCCAGCTTCATAGCACAGTGCATTCAGCCAGGACTGCCGGTTCATCCTTCTCTTTTTTCCATAAAATAAAAGAGCAATGGAAGCACGTTGCTTAACCTTCCTGGAAAACTGACAGAAATACTGTGCCCGCCTTGGTTAGCGGCAATACTTTATCGCGAAGATCAATGTTAAAGATTCTGCAACAACCATGAGTTGGCACTAGCGGCTGCTTGGGTGCCCACGCGCCCGGCCAGCCATTTGCGGACCCACCCCCGTGGAGGCAAATTCCAGAGCGTCCGTGCTTGGCCTCTTGATTTTCTAACTCAACCATGTCAAAGGTGTACCAGCCATACGCCATTAGAGTGCGGTCGTAAGCAGGGTTGCTCCCGACTCGTTCATAGTCTCTGTAAATAGCTCCCAATTTGTATAGGCCGGGAGGACAGTCAGAATTTTTAATCTTCCATTCAAAGTCGCTGTATTGTCCACGAGCCAAGCAGGGAATCTCCCATAGTAGTTTTCCTTCAAAAGAAAAAGCCTTCATTGTCTCCACTAGATCATTGACAATCAAATGGGAGTCGCCTCTCTTGAAGCCAAAATCTTGCGGGCGTTTCTTTGGACCGATCATGGTAGAAGTGGTGGATTCGGGAGCGTATTGTTTCATGAGCCGCGAAAGTTTCGCGGGATATTCTGGGTCAGTGGCGTATTTCTGCTCCTTAAGCATGCGAGCAGCGGCGTAACGATTAGGAGCATTGTTAATGCCCTTAAACTGCCTATAGTCTTTATACCAGCGAGTGATGAGATATTCGATGCAGGCAGATAAGCTTGGAAAATCAATGAAGCCCGCCTTGATTGTTACCCACTTCCCATCGTAAAATTCTTGTGTAGATACCACACTGCCCCCACCTTTTAGGCCGAGGTAGTTGTGCTTGCCAGAAGTGTGTTGGCCAAAGCCGCTCTCTAAACAGCACTGAGCCGCCACAAGCTCCGGAAATCGCGCCCCGTGCTTGCGGGCAAGCTGAAAACACTCATCCCAGAACTCTTTGCTTGTGGCCACTGGCTTCAGCCCTTCACGCGGAAGATAGCCTTAAGACCAGTGAGGAGCAATTGAATGAGGTTGTTCTCTTTCCAAGGAGTGTGTTGAATCACCTGATCGAGAGCAGCAATGACAATGCCGCCAACAACGAACCACTCGACGCCAGTCATGATCGTAAAGAAAGTTTCTTAAAGCCTAGCGTCCAATCTCAAGCGAACGCACCCTTGTTTCCAAGCCCTTAATATTTTCTGTGAGTTGATCAAGCTTCTCTGCAATGTTCTCCACTTGCGTGGTGATCTTCACTTGCTGCTGGCCAATGCTCATCATCATGCCACCAGTGGCGAGCAGCATGCCAGCAGTAATGCTCACGGCCAAATGCGCTAGTTGTTCCTGCCAGGCATTCATTGCACGCAAGCTTTTTGTCCATTCTAAACAATTCCCACGCCGTTGTTTTTCTGGGTAGGCTTAAGGCAAGACAACTTATTTCGCCATGGGGAAAGGAAATGAGGCCGACTTTCTTCTTTATTCCCTTTGTGAATTACGCCCTGGAGAAGCTAAGCGTCGTTTCCGAAAAAGTATTTTTGAAGACTACTTCCTGCGAGGCCCATTTGGTCACTGTGCCTGTGCCTATTGCGGCAAGTGGACGGAAAATCTGACCATCGACCACATTGTTCCCAAGAGCAAAGGCGGTCCGCATTTTTCAAAATGGAACAGCGCTCCTGCTTGCCTGTCCTGCAATGCGAGCAAGGGGAGCCTGCCAGTGTTTGAATGGTGGCGACCACAGAAGTTTTGGACGCCAGAGCGGGAAGAGAAGCTTCTTGCCTGGGTGCATGCTCATAGCTTCATCAGTGCTCATACAGACATTGGAGAATGGGAGCAATGGATGGAGCAAACGCAGCGAATCGTGCCAGTGCATGATGAAAAGCAAAAGGCGGCTTTGTGGCCGCCTTTGTCGCAATTAAAGCTTGCTAGTTAATTGGCTCGAACAGTTCTGAAGGACCTTGTCTGACGGAGGGCATGGGACAAAAGCCATCTGTGCATTCTTCTTCTAAGCCCAAACTTTCTCGCATGATGGCTAGCACTTTCGTCGCCGTGTCATTGGCCTTCACTTCTTCTGTCTCGACCATGGCAATTAAGCGATCGAGATACCACTGAGCCTTTTTGAGGTCTTGAGCGCCATTTTTCATTTCATAGCGCCAAATGTATTTCAGAATGTTGCCCTTGAGCATGCCCTTAAAGGCTTCTCCGCTCATGGAAGCTTCGATGGCTTCGATGGCTTCGATGGCGCCGCTGGCATAGTGCGACGGGCTGTTCACGGGATCGTGCATGATCAGAATTGGTAGTTGTTGGTTTCAAAAGCCGCAAAGGCTTCAGGAGCGATGGGGCGAGCAAGCTCTAACAAAGCCTCGGCATAGGCCACGATTTCATACTGAGCGCCCTTGCCAATGCGAAGGCTGATGAAATGCAGCAAAGCCTGCAGCGAGCATGTCCAGACAAAACTGGTGTACATGGCAGGAGGCAGAATAGCTCGAGCCTGCTCCTTGCTCACTCCCATTGCAATCAGCTCCTCATAGGCCGCCTTGGCCGTCGCTACGCCCTGCACATAGAAGAGCCTGGCCCTTGACTGTGCGCTGGTGCTAACGGGGCCTGCAGACGCTTGACGGTTGCTCTCCGATTGTCCTAGGAACTGGTCAGGCATGTAAAACTGAGCATCTTCCGCTGAGCAATAGCGAAAGCTCTTTTCGTTCCAGCCAAGTTGATCGTCAACGTAAGTAGAAGCGACAGTGTGCTTCCACCATTGACGAGCAACAAATAAAGGCGCTTTCACCTGCCACTTGAACACCACGCCACGAAATGGGCTTGTATGGTGCTCACGAGCGAGATAGTTGAGAAGCTTTTCGTCCTTCTCATCCCATTGCTCTTTTCTGTTGTCAAAGCTTTGACGGGCATCATTTACCACGGACAAACTATTGCCCATGGAGTCGATGAGAGCCACGAGGCTCTTGCCGTCTTTAAGGGGATCAATGGAAGGGAAATTAGTCATTGGAGGTGCGATCAGTACCAGTCATCAGGCGGAAGGTAAAAGCAAGGAGCCACCACTGCCAAAAGCCGAGCGCAAAGGTCGGGAAAAGAATGGCGGCGCAAAGGCTGAGCATCCATGCACGCAGGCAAGTGATCAAAAATGCGCTGATGCTTAAACCAACAAGGCGTCCAAGCTTTGTGGCCGTTTCGTCAGAGACAGTCATTGAGGAACGAAGGCGATGGGGCGGATGCGTTGAATTGCCACTGTACTAGAGACGAGAGTATCCTTTCGCTCCCAGGCGACCACTGCCGCTTTTCTTCCATTGCTTTTAACAAAACCTTGGAAGATGCCGAAGAGACTTGTCGGCACCATACCAGCCCCTGTGAGGGTGACCAGTACCACTCGCTCTCCAATGGTCCATGCATAGTTCTTGGGCAACTGCGGCAGTCTATGCTTTCTGCTCAGTGGGCGCAAGACTTTCTGGCAGTCCGAACCTTCTTTTTCGGCATTCCTACCATCATCCACTGCCTTGACAAAACTCTTGCGACCATCATGCTGCTTTAGCCTAAAGACAACAAAGGAGGGCGAATGCATGAGCTTTTGTATTCCAGTGGAGATGGTCTACAATGGTCAGATCAAGCGGGGCATTATGGGACCGTTCGAGCATTCAGCAGAGCGTCAGTTTGCTTTGACAGTAAACAAACGAGCCATTGACGAATGCTCAAGCTTGGATCAGTTGAAGCCAGTAGCAAAGAATTTGCTTGAAGGCTGGTCCACTATGAACACGGCCCTGCAAAGCATGATGCTGGAAAACATTCAGCTTCGTCAGGCGCTAGCCAAGAAAGAGCTTGATTTACGGGCAGCAGATGAACTCATGAATGAGGCCGCTGAGATTGTGCAACAATATGCGAAGCAATCAAAGAAAGCCAGGCCGAGTCTTTGGCCATGGTAGAAGTTAGGAGGAAGATTGTCCAGCCGCTTGTATACGCGAGATTATATTTTTTGCAATCGCGCTCATAACCAGAGCCAGTGACGTGGCGGCCACGACTGTAAACGCCACCTTGGATTTCGACGCCAGTGCGAGAGAGGGGGTGAGCAAAGTCAAGGCGATACCGTTTCGATCGTTTGCTGCGGGAATAGCGCTCTTGAAAATCTTTTTCCCACGCATCAATATCAGAAAATTCTCTTTCAAGAATTAACTTTGGGAAATGCGCTTGCCAAAGGCTGAGAAACTGATCTTCAAGAGCGCTCACCAATTAGACGGCAACTAAATGCACTGTAGTTGCTTTGATGAAGAAAGGGGCCGAAGCCCCTCTCCCTAGCCACACCGCACCGCGCCAATCCTGACCACGGCTTGCCGCGCAACGACTGACCTTGCCATAGGAACCCATCTTAGCCAACCATCGACAAAGTGACTTTAGCCCCTTGGTTCTGGTAGTGGCCGGAATAAGCCTCTTCCACGGCACCATCGAGCTGGTAAAGCATCACCTGCACAATTCCTTCGTTCGCATAGATGCGAGCGGGAAATGCCGTGGGATTGGCAATGTGCATGGTGAGATGGCCAGCCCAGCCAGGTTCAATGGGCGTCACGTTGATGACGATGCCACAGCGAGCATAGGTGGACTTTCCATCGCATAGCCCCATGATGGACGGAGGCATAGAAATCAATTCCAGGCTCACGCCAAGGCCAAAGCTATGGGGAGGCAGGACGAACCAACTTCCATGGGGACCATGATTCAGACAAGCTTCATAGCCAGTGATTGGCATGAGCTTAGGGTCAAGCGTTGGCTTGCTTTTCCCCTTGTAGTCTTTCCCGTCGAAAATCAGGAACTGGTCAGGCGACAGGCGAATGTCATAGCCTGCCTGGGAAAGGCCATACGAGATGGCCTTGGTTCCACAGTCAAGCGACCGTCGCTTTTCGCCTACGAAAGGAAGGAAGATGTCCAGCTCTGCGAGCTTGGCAATTTCCTTGTCGTAGAGCAGGCTCATGGCTCAGAAAAGGTCGTCAGAGCCGCCTTCACGATTGTCCCAAAGACTGGCATAGCCTTTGGCGCCTTCCTTCTGGCCTTTCACCTTGACAGAGCCAGTGAAGCCAGGGGCACGGTCGGAAGTCTTGCGCTCGTTCGGCCAGACAGCCATGTCGAGGGAATAGTTGCCGCGCTCGTTGGGGCCTGCTTCCTTAAGGGCCTTCAGAACGTCAACCGTGAGGTCGATAGCAGCAGTGATTGGAGGCTTTCCAGCCATGGTGTTTCTCCTGAGGAGTGATGGAGCCCTTTGTGGGCCTGCCAATCTTACCCCCTATCCATGGTGAGCGCAAATGCCTTGCCTCCTGGGTAGTGGTCTTTGAAATATCTCTTAACAGTGTCTGCCGTGATGCGCTGCTGGTTGATCAGTTCAAAGCCGTCAAGGTGGACGAGCTGCAATGACGGCTCGCTTTCTTCGTTTTCGGGGTCGTAGCAGGCAATAACACACCATGCCTCATCAATGGGTTGCTGGTACATTTGCTCTACTGCCATGGAATAGGCACCTAGCTGCCGCTTGTAGTCGGCCAGTTGGTAATCAGGCTTCTCCTTGTAGCTGGTCTTCCAATCGACCAGAGCAATGGCGCCGCCGGTCATTTGCGCCACCATGTCGAGCGTGCCTGAGTAGCCAATGCCAAGGCCAGCGTCATACCAGGCCACGGCACTCTCCACTAGCAGCGGCTCTTGAATGCCCTCTAAGAATGGCTCTACTGCTTCAAAGTAGGGGCGCCAGTCGGGAGCTTTGTCAAGGTGGTGCTCAATATCTTCCCCATCGAAATGATCTTCCAGCACACCGTGCATCCAGGTGCCACGATTGGCTGCAAGGCGAGTGCGGCGATTGGCTTCATCAGCTCCCACACGCTTGCGCCAGTTAATCAGGGCCATCACCTTTGCCACAGGAGCCATGGCCGAAAGGAAGGTAGTGACGGAAGGCAGGACGATACCCTCCGGCACATTGGGAAACCCTTCGTTGATGTAGTGGCGTTTGCCGTTAAGGCTGATGCGCTTCGGCTCAAACTGCTCAAACGAAGGCACGGTGGCTGCCAAACAAAGGTCTAGACAAGCCACTGTACCGTCAACGACTAGGAATGCAATAGCCGCCAGAGCTGTAGTAGCCAAGCGGGCAGGAGCCGTTTTTGATGATGGGCTGGTTGCAAGCTGCAGCAGTGATGGGCAAAAAGCAGAAGAAAATGAGAACGATTTTCATGGTCGGGGAAACGAAAGACTTACTTTGGGGTGGTCAATGATCGCGCCAGTGTCACGGTCCCAAGTGGTGCCGCAGTCTGGGCATTGATAGGCATAGCCTTTGTCCGTCTCCCATGACGACAGGAGAATCACGCGGCTGAACCATTTGGAGCCACCAAATAAATGGCGGCTTTCTTCTGGAATGGGCGTGTCGTGCCAGAGACTGCCGCATTCAGGACAGTGTTGCAGCTCATCAAAACGAGTCATCACAAAATCCTCTTAGGTCGATCGGCTCAAGAAGATGATTAACTTTGACGCGCTGAGTTATCCCGTCAAACTTGCGTTCATACCAGCGCCAAGAGCCTAGCCTGTTGACTGGACCCATCAAACTGTAGTGGCCAAGCACTGATGGCCATTCAAATCCTTGAACCCTAACCTGGATGGCTGCGTTAATCACGGGGCATTGTCTCCAGTTCGTCAAAGGCACGGCGGACCAAGTCGTTCACCTCGGAAGACAAGCGTCCATCAGCAACAGCGGTGTCGATGGCAAGCAGCGCCTGTTCCCTTAGGCTTGGCTTCTTAGGACGGCGGGCGGCGCGGAGCTGTGCTCCCTTGGGTGCCAGAAGATACTCGTCAAGCCACTCACAACAGGCTTCTAGCTCTTGGTCAGCGCCAAGGCGAGACGCTAGCGATGCGATGGCAGACGCCTCTGCGATTGATACAGTAAGTCCGTTATTAATGATCCATTTTTTAATTATTGCCAATGATGGAGGGTTTATGGGATGAGAATGATTCATAGCGTTCATCGAGAGGATTTCCGTCTTCGTCGCAGGCAATCAGGCCCGCAAAGCTTCTTGCAAGCCCGGCTGCTGCCCTATCTACTTTTTTCCCTCCACATATGCCTTAGCCCATTCAATGGCAGCATCAGCTCCATCAAGACAAGCGGCACGCAGGCAATCAATTTCTTTTGCCATTGCCACCTTTGTAATCTTGATGCCTTCTTCCTTTGTCCATGAAGTGACCATGGTGCTGATGACATTGGCAAACATTTCAGCATCCTGAATGTCTTCGCCTTTTGCCAAGCCAAGGGCCTGCAGCGCATTCTTGCCCAGCATCAGGCTTGCACGCTCATCAGCTTTGCCGAGAGGATTGGCTTTGCAGAAAGTCAGCAATGCCTCTTTACCATTGAACCCTCCTTCAGAAATGCCACCAATATCCTCCTTGGGCGAAGGTGCAGCCGTTTTGGCCGCAGGGGCAGGCTTTGGGGCTTCTTGTTGAAGAGGCAGTGATGGGGCGTCATCTGCCTTGGGAACATCCTCCCCTGCGTAGAGCTTCAGACCAAGACCAGTGAAAGTGGCAATGCATTTAACGCTGGCACGTTGGATGTTGTCGCTCACTTGACGAGCATCCAGCTCCTTCACTGCGTTGTGTTTGTTGTCCATCACGGGGAACACCAACGCAGGAGTGCGTCTAATGCCGTCCGTCAAATAAGGACGCAGCAGCCAGCAGCCCTCTCGGCCAAACACTGGCCAGCCAGCTTCCTTTTCTTCAAAGGCTACGAACACGCCAGGAAATTGTTCGTTAAGGTAGCGGAAGGCAAAAGGCCAAGACAGATAGGAGAGCCCTTTGTAGTTCTTCTCAACGTGATCGCCAATGGGAAGCTCGTAAGCTTTCTTAAAGGCTTCAGGAGAAATGTCAAGGGGCGAAAAATGGCCAAGCATGCGCTCAGTGAGCATGGCTTCGTTCACGGCAGTCACGGGAAGAGTCATGGAAGCAAAACTAGCAGGGTCGTAGGTGAGGAAGGAGTGGTTCATTTGACAATGGACGAGTCGAGCTTGTAATGATTGTCATAGAAAATGACAAGCTTCTTGGGCTTTTCGCCTTCATAAGTGGTCAGGCTCGTACCAGGAAGAGGCCAATCTTCCACAATTCGCACATCGCTAATGCCTTCAGTGGAAGCCTCTTCATAACCCTCATCAATAGCCGTTTCTTCAAAGCAGAGAAGAATGGGCATGTCGGGGCCATGCTGGGCCTCAGCCTTGGCAAGGATTTCGCGCAGTTCGGAAACATTCATTTGTCGTTATAAAAGATGGTAAGGAATTTGTCGTCGAGGGTGGAAGAGCGATCGCTTGAGAGATCGATGCCAGGCAAGTTCTCCGCTGATGAACCTGCGTAAGAACTCATCACTCGCAAGGACACGCTCATGAGGTCTTCAGCTCTGCCCAGTTCGTAGCAGTATTCAGCAGAATACGCCCCAACAGGCATGTCGCCAAATTCTGCAACGCATTGCTCTAGCAGGAGAATCATCTCCGAAACAAAGAGAGTTTTAGTTTCCATGGTCTCCGGGAATGGAATGGTCGATGATGCTGGGCCACACTTCGTCTTTAAGGATGTCCGCCTCGTAGAAGCTGAAGCCCCGAAGAATCCGCTCCACGGCTTCGGACTTGCTAAGTTGGGCGGCGCTTGAAATGGCCGAAAGGTGGGCATAGGCTTGGTCAGAGAGGGTAAGGTGGCGGCGGCGCTTGCCGCCTTCATAAAGGCTGATGGGCATGGTTTTGTCGAGGGCTTCCCGAGCATAGGCCCACAAAGCCCTCCTGCAAGCCCTTTCAACCATTAGCTTTTCTTATGGCCCACAAGCCTTGCGGCAGCAGGCTCGCGATGGCATGATGGTCTGATTCCTCCCATGCTGCATGGCCTTTAACATCCTCGACTTCCTCGAGCAACTCGAGCCCAGCAACGAGAAGGGCAAGTTTGTCTGCCCCGCATGCGGCGGCAACGACTTCACGGTGAACAAGACCACAGGCGGCTACAACTGCTGGCACGACCCCAGCTCCGCTCACAGGGCCGACATCCGCAATGTGCTGGCTCCAATGGTGCGATGGGAAAAGCCCTACAGGGAGACTGGCTCGCATCACTTCCCTTACTACAACAAACAGCGCGAAGAAATCGTTCGGGTGCATCGAGACGATTCGAGCGGCTCAAAACGCATCTGGCAAGAATTTCCCACCATCCCATCGGACGCCACCAACCAAAAGGCGCTCTTGCAGGAGATGAAAGCCGGCATTTTGCCGTACAAATATTCGGAAGCCGTTGAGGAGAGTCAGAAGACTGGCCTGCCCATCGTTGTCGTTGAAGGTGAACTCACCTGCGAAGCCTGCTGGGCTATTGGCCTGCCTGCTGTCACCTTCCTTGGCGGATCGAAACAATATCGCACCAACGGCGACTACAGCCAGCTTTTCAAGGGACAGAAGATTGTCCTGGCTCCCGACAGGGATGAACAAGGCGTGGCCTTCATGGCAGAAATCGCCAATGACAATCCTGGAGCATCGTGGCTGTATGCCGATCCGCGTTCGTGGGAATGGGACAATCTCCCGCCCGGAAATGGCTATGACTTAGCTGATTACATTGAAGAAGGCGCCACAAAAGATGAACTGCTTTCTTCCATTGTCACCAAGAGCCGCCACAAGAATCAAGACGGCAAGCCCTCTTACGAGGAGATTATCTCCACGGTAGAAAATTTTGTTGGCCTCTACGCCAATGATGCTCGCATTGCTTACGAAACCAGCTCATGGTTGGAGCAGCGTGCAGTGAAGATGAATCAGCAAAACATTGACAAGATCATTGAAGAAGCAAAAGGACGCATATATGGCAGGGAGGAAATTGAAACCATTGATGCCCTGACCATTGCCAACTCTGACAAAGCTCGCGACTGGCTGATTGCTGGCATCATGCCGCTCGGCACTGTGATGCTGCTAGCAGCTTCTGGCGGCACCGGCAAGAGCACTGTCGCCTACAACTGGGCACTGCACATTGCTCTCGGCACTCCATGGTCAGGACGACGGTGCATGAAGGGCAAGAGCCTCATCATTCAAAGCGATGAGCCTCTGGTGGATACCAGCGAGAAGCTTGGCGTGATTGGCTACGAAGATGCTGGCCTGGATCCTGGCACCATTGCATTTTGGGAAACTTGGCGCTTTGCTCACATGCGACAGTTGGAAGATTACGTTCGCAAGCATCGCCCTTTGTTTATCACCATTGACTCCCTTACTGCTTGCCTTGCTGGCATGGACGTGGATTTGATTAAGAGTAATGCTGGCGACGTTATTTATGGCCTGCGCGATATTGCCAACACCTACAAATGTTCCATCCTCATCCTTCACCATTTGAACAAAAGCGGAGGACTTCGTGACTCGACGAGCTTTGTTGACAACGTTAGTGAAGTGGTGAAACTTACCAAGCCTGAAAATAATTTTGATGGCAGCCAGTTCCATCTTGAATGGCTTAAGAGCAGGAGCGGCCTCACTGGCAAGCACATGCTTCGCAGGGATGCATTGAACTATGGCTGGGAATATGCTGGCCCTCTCGGTGGAAGCCTGGAAGAGCTTGATCGCGTGGTCAACACCATCAACATGCGCAAGCACGAACGCTTCACCAAGCAACAAGCAGCAGCAATGGCAGGAGCATTTGACATTGCTGGCACGAGCAAGATGCTGGAAGTGGCCAGAAGGCAAGGCTTGATCACCAGCAGTTTTGAAAATGGTCCCAATGGAGAAAAGCAGCGAGTGTACCATTCCTGGGAATACCAAGAGCCCGACCTTGATTTCGAGAGCAATCACTCCCCTGCCGCCCCTGCAAAAGAGAGCGACAACTCCCTTGACGACGAATTCTTTTGAGGAGATCGTGGCTGGCCTATAATTATGGCTAGTTCATAGTTGGCAATAATGAAAATCATTTGGGCGGACCACGATCCTTCTTGGGGGGTTTCTAACCCTGCTTGGGATGAGCCCTCTTGGGAAGAAACAAAGGCTGAAGCAGCAAAGGCCAAAGAATCTTCCCCATCGGAAATCACGGAAGAAGCCGCCCAAGAAAAAAGCTCCTGGAAGGAGCCAAAAGGATTCGGTTGATTGTTTATTGCCTACGGATAGCAATAGCCTGTGTGACTAAAAAGAGCCTGATAGAGACAGAACGCTAGAAACAGCGCGGATGCCACCTTTTTGGTGATGTCAACAAAATGGTTTTTCATAAGTTGATCGGACTACTAGTCAGGAAAACATTCTGCAACTGTGATGTCTCGATCCATTTGATCCGCGTGGTAAACGCAGGCGTGACTGGGCCAACGCAGGACATTTGATCGAACCTCTTCGACTTCAATCGATGGTCGTTCGTCTTGAGCGATAGATAAACCAATGTCTTCAGCATCGTAATCATCATCGGCTACGACGTAACCGCGATACTGAAGCGTGACCAGAAAGATCTTCTTGTTGTTTTCCATGAGGAAGGTAGTGATGTTGATTACTGGGCTTCAAGCTCGTCAGCGATGGCAAGGAACTTGCGGCGAACGGCCTGTAAATTGAGACGGATTGCCTCATTGGTATAGGTCTCGTACTCGCTTAAGTTTTCGGGCACCACCTGATCCGCAGCAGCTCGCAGGGCGGCGGCGGCAAAGCCTCGTGCTACTAGCCGAAACGGAGAGTCTGGGTCGGGGCAGCCACAGGCGGCCAGCACCGCCTGCGCGGCGGGGGAGAGGTTAGTCATCGTAACTCCAGTACAGAACGAGCAATGTCAAGAAAAGTTTCTGGACTAAGGTAGTTCCAGTTGCTTTTGTTAAAGAGTTCAACTAGCTCTTCATCCGTCGGTTTCTGCGGCTCGGGCTGAACCAGGGCGGCTTGAGCGCGGGTCATTGCATCCGAACAGTACCCTTCCTTCAACTCCCAGGACCTGTAATGGCAACAAAGCTCTTGTAGCAACTCAGCGCACAGCGCTCGAAAGTCAGTCATTGGGCAGAGCCTCCAGTTCAGCGGCGATGGCGTGAATATCACGATGAAGCTCCCACATTTCAACGCTCCACTTAACGTTGATTAATTGATCCGCAACAACTCTAAGGGCGGCGGAGAGACCGTATAGGTCTTCTCCGTCAAGCGCGGCGTCACGAGCTTTCGAGCAGGCATCCAGCACCGCCTGTGCAGCGGGGGACAATGAATCGTTAGTCATTGGCACCCCCAGCGGCGCAAGGCTGCGCGGATTGTGTCTCTTACTTCAGAATACAACGCGAAATACTCGCCCACATCGTCCCATAGTTGGTCAATTTCCTCATCCGTCGGCCCCTGCGGCTCGGGCTTGGTGTTCTGCTTCAGGAACTCCACCATCAAGCGATGGGCTTCACCAGCGTCAGCAATAAACTGGCCCCGATAGTGGAAGCCTTCTTTGTCGAGGCGAAGCACTTCTTCCGTTGGTGGAGAGTTGAACGTGATGCAGTTGGTGAGTTGGTCAGTCATTAGTCTCTTTCTCTAAGCAGTGGCGATGATATAGGTGATGCAGATGAAAAGGACAATAATGACCAAGGCTTCCCAGGGTCCCATCACTTGCCCTCCTTCCACTTGGCAGCATCACGCTCAGTTTGGCAGTTCTTGTCTTTGCCATAGAGCCATGCGGCAGTGCTCTGGCCGGGCTTCGGGCCGTTACGAGGAAGCTTGATCAAACGAGGTTCAGGCATGGTTGGTTGAGAGGCTCGCTCATTGTACACCCGCGTCAACATCCTCTCGAACGCTGTGCCAATTAAACAACTGTCACAAGCCCGCTTGACTTAAGTATTACAATCGTCCCGTGGCTGCTCTCCGGCATCTACGCGCCTGGGGACACCAGCCCGTTTCAGTCCCTGCGGCGCTTCTGGCCAAGGAGATCAATGGGAGGAAAATTTAGTTGGATTCTTAATAACCGTCTGTTATTGAGAATGCAAGTATCCTTCGCAAGCGCCATCGCGCGGGAGGCCCCCAGGCCGACCTTGTTCATGGCGCTTTAATTTCCTTTCCATTGACTTCTTCTGAAAAATGACTATTGTGGGAAGGCCGCTCGCGCAGGCGAGCCCTAGCGAGCTTGTTCAAGCGGCCTGTAGTTAATCTTCTTGATCAATGCCCACAGCTCCTCTCGCTCCAGACAGACTCCCTCTGCTCGAGCACAATGGAACAACGATCGAGGTGTACCAGCACCATGGTTATTCCAGGCCCGACAGAGGCCCCCTGCCTCCCAGCAGAATCCTTTACGCTGCTCGTGATCAAAATAACGAGCGCCATTGGAGAGGAAGCCTTGATGAAATCGAAAGCTTGATTGACCGAGGCTTTGTCGTGGCAACGATTAGCGGAGGCAGTCTGTGATGGACAATGAAGAGCTGATCAGCCTCCTAAAGGAAATGGAAGCTATCAAAGCAAATCAACGCGCATTGTCCGAAAAGGAACAGCAATGCCGCGAAGATATTTTTGCTCTCATGCAAGACCTTGGCATTGACCAAGAGAAAAGCAACTATGGCAACATTCGCCTGCAGCGTAGAGCAGAAAAGGACTATGGTGAAGCCATTAAAATGCTAGAGCGCCAATTGAAAGAAGCCAAAAAACTGGCTGATGACATGGGCGACTATCAAATTAAAGGCTACAAAGAAAGCCTTGTTTACACTCCCCCAGTTGAGCTGTTTTGACCGCACCATTAACCAAAGCGGAAGTCACTGCTCTTATTGATCAAAAGATAAGAGAGCATGAAATTCGCATTGGCGTGATTAGCGGCCTTGCGGGAGTCTTGTTTATCGCAGGACTCTCTTATTTTCTTTCCATTGTTTACCTTGCTACCATCAGATGAGCGCCCCATTTATTCCTTTACCATTGCTCTCTGACAGAGAGTGGAAAGAGCTAAATGTGTTGCGCAAAGCCATTAGCGACAGCCCTTCAGCGGTGGTGCCAGAGCAGCAAGAGCGTTTTGCTGCATTGTTCGCTAGAAGCTTGCTTGGTAAAGGCGACAAGCCTTTAAAATGATTTTACTGCCCATTGACCATGCCCCTTCCTGAAATTGACTTCCCGGACAAGGAGCAGCAATTGAAATATGGCGTGAAGGTGCTTCTGGAAGCTGGAATGACGCCTCAGCAAATTGAGCACATTCGCGACAGAGTGGGAGCAGGTCCGGGCAAGATTCCCTACACCAAAGAACTCACTGGATTGCGCCGGTATATGGTGCAGGAGCTTTTAGCGGCAAGTTTAAGCAACAGGCAAATTGCCGACATCTTGAAGCTAAGCAAAGAAACTGTTAGCGCCGATCGTCATCACAATCGCAACTTATGGACTGCTGAAATCCTTAAGAGCCAAGACACTTGGC